CTGACTCCACGTACAAGTCAACCTCCCCGGGCACCGCACCTGTGTACGGGTATATGTTCAAAATGCCGGCAGGCTCTGTGCCCCAAATGACATAATCAAGCAGCGCACCGCCTTGTGGTCGCAACTGAAAGCGGTCAATGATGCGCTGTCTGTACGCATCCTCAGACTCAGCGTCAGCACCGGTGACCACAGTCGAGTCAACCACCGTGTCACGCAGTACATTGGGGAGTGGGTTGGCAAAGCTGACAATTGATGCATCTGCAAGATTGCCCTGCGTTCCGGATCCGTTGCCCCCGGCCTGATCCGCAGCGGCAAATATGGTCACCTGTTTGGTGGCAGCATCGAGTAGCACAGTTGCTGCTGTAAGGTAAGTAACCCCGTTACTACTGGACAAAAGGGCTGTACCGGCTGGCAGGCTGCCTACCTGATTGGTGACTGTGATGTCAATCAGTAGCTGTGCCGCTGTAGCCGGTGCAGGATCACCGACACCGACCAACCGGCCCCACTCAATGAGGGGATTGATCACCACCCCGTTGACTGTGGTTTCTGAAAAACTGGCAGTTCTGACAAAAAGCTGAAGAAACGAAAAACCCGCATACTTGTAGATGAGCACAAACACACCAGCCAACACAGCCGCCAACACTCGCAAGAATGACTTGGGCAGTAGTGGGATAGTCTGACTCAATGAAGCCTGTAAGCCGGCAATGATCGTGTCATTGATGTCTTTTGTTGTTGGTGTGGTTAAGCTCATGCGTCTGCCTTCCAGTTCTCTACGTACTCAAAACGCGACTCATCACCCTCAGCATCGATGTTGACCACGATACTGATGCGATTGGGTGCTGGTATGCTTGCGGTCACATCCACAGATGAGGCAATGCCCTGCTCTGTGAAAATGGCCAAATCACGGGCGGCCGCGTCCTGAATGCGTATCAGATTGGCAGATGTAGCGGGAATTGAGCGCAGTAGAAATTGAGTTTCAGCACGATACTGCAATGACGGGTCGCTGATGTTGAGATTGTACCACCATGACCTGTTTGAGTCCTGTGACCGATCATCAGCAGCGTTGCCGCCGAACAGACACAAATACGCCATGACCTGTAGTCCACCAACCATTTCAACAACACCATCAACAACGCTGATGTCACCGTCATCAACAGTCTGATACAAGTGCACGTCACCTTGCTGCAGAACCATCAAGCCACCTCTCCACTCTCACCCGTCACTGGATCACCCCCGGCCTCATAGGTGCCGGCCTCATGCGTGTGTGCCTCAAAGTCAATGCCATTGATACTGACAGAGCCATCATCACCCAACACAATTGATGCGCCTGCGGTGTTACTGATTTCAATGCTACCATCGCTTTTAAGATACACGTGATTGACCACATTGCCATCAGGATCACGACCATAGATGCGCTTCTCACCGGCTGCTGTAACGCCAGTATTGTCAGGGTCATTGTACGCAACAGCGGCAAACCCGCCTGTGCGTTGTGTAGGTATGACCGCCGCCACATCACCGGGCAGAGGTTGCGCATCATCACCCGGTGCACCCATGTGATACGGGGTAACATTGGCCCCACCACCGGGATCAACGTTGGCACGGGCAACTTGCTGACCACCCTGCAACTTGCGCACAAAACTGCGTACAGTCCCTAAGAATCCCATGGCATGCGCTCCGGTATTTGACCAGAAAAAACCCCGGGCAACACCAAGTTGAGTATGGCCCGTTCTTCATTGCCATCACGTCTGCGTGTTACATCTCGAATCAGGAATTCATATTCATCATATATCATGGCCTGCGGTGCAAACAAAGTCAGCGTTGTATTGGGTCGCCATAGATTGTTGCTATCCTGCTCATTACGCCAACTACTCATTTCAACCGTATAGCTGACCGCATTGGCAAACATGCGGCCCGCCTTGGTACTGACAGTCTCAGACAGTGCCGCGCTCTCAGTGTCGTTTGCCTTAAATACATGCGGTCTGAGCCTTTTGCGCAGCCTATCATTCTGCACGGTAAATTGCAGACCTGCATCACCCATATCCACAGGAGCAATGCCTGTTATGTGGCTAAAATACTGCTGCGGTTGAAAGTTCGGTGTAATGCTGACCAGCGGTGGTGTGGCACCGTCAAAAAACCGGGCAACGGGATTGCCGGGTTGGATTGATTGCCAATACACCAATTGACCTGCAGCATTGTTGGTGATGATCAGATTGCGCTGTGACGCCATTTTGCTCAGGAAATCAAGCACTTTTTGCGTAGGCTCAATGCCTATTGTCTCAAACGGGTCACCCGGATCTGCCTGCATGCTCACAGACACACCAAATGGCTCACCCACAACATTGCTGATTTCCCAAATGCCGAAGCCGTCATACTCGACAGGATACAAGGTTGATGGTGGTGTGCAGTCGTTAAGTATGCCGGGCAATGCATAGCCGCTTACATCCAGTGATGCACGGTCAGGGGTCACCTTCGGGATCACATCGATGATGATGCCTCTGAATAAGTCAGCACCACCCAGAGTCACTGATGCATCTTGAAACGCAAACGGCCTGATTTTATCACGCACCTCAGTATTGTTGAACTCAAATGGTGCAGAGAAACTGAACACACTGAATGCGTCAATGCTGTCTGTGATGCTGATGCTATCCCAAAATCTGAACCGTGTACCATCAATACGTAACGCAAGCTCATTGGGGCTACTGGTTGGCGCTGACTGCGGTGGTGCTGGATCTAAAAACCCAAACAAACCAACATCGGGTGTGACAATAATTGTGCCCGGTGTAAGGGGCTCTGTGACACCGGGGTTGGCACGCATAATGCGACCAGATTCAGCGCCGGTACCATACACCTTGCGGCTAATTAAATCAAACGTATCACCAATTTTGACACTGTATGCACTCATCAGACATAAAACTTTATTTCACGGCCCGCAGGTATCTCAAGAATCTCTGAACCTGTTAGCTGGTTGCTTTCAATAAAAAAATCAAGCTGACTGTCAATCTCACCGTATAACTCAGCCACCAAATCCAACACAGTGCGTGGATAAGTGAGTATGATACTGCGCTCTTGTTTGAGCGTGAAACTGATCTGTATCAGATAACCAACGGCAGTGCTGTACGCATCTTGCAGCTGCTGATACGCCTCACCTGTGTCAATCTCGCCAAGTGAATCAAAATTCAAATCACGCCATTCAATCAACTCATCATATTGTGTGACCAAACTGTCAGCCGCATCCAAAGCAGCAGTCGCCGTCTCAAACTGATTGTTGACCACTGCTAAAATACTGCCGGTCATGAAACCCATAGCGTTCAGATCGTCGGTGTGAAAATTATTGCTGTTCTCTGAATTTGAATCAGGTGCATACACATTGAACGCATTCGATAAGTCTTTGATGGTGCTGTCAGCCAATGACTTGTATGCAATCAATCGCGCATTTATTGCAGCAGTAGCACGCGCTGGTGTTTGAATCAATGCAGTGATCTGCGTGGCCATGGTGATGGGAGTGCTGATTAATATATCAATTGCTGTGTTCACACTTTCAAAAATAGCATCAAATGTTTTCTGGACTGAAGCCACAGTATCAGCAACAGCTTGCAAATTCGCTTTAACTGTGTTCAGTAGTGCCCTGACCCTGTTGATTGCATTGGCCTGCTTAGCCACAGTGTCAAAATCGGTCAATGCACCATATGCGTCAGCCTCTGCATCGTTGTACGCATCAACGGCATTCACCACATCATCGGTGGGGGATGTCTGTGGATTGGGAAATACAAGGTCAAGAGTTTCCCAGAATGTTACTTGATATATTGCCTGATTGCCTGCTGTTTTCAGGTCATCACGTCTGGTGATGGTGCCAAATGGTATGACGTTTTTGACCCCATACACCGGGTGTTCGAGCACACCAATGCCTGTCTCACCAAGCATGTCCTCAAACTGTGCTGCTCTAATGTCGTAATCATCACCCCAAAAAATAACATTGAACGGATATTTACGACCAGTGCGCCCAAGGTCTTGAACGTAGGTGCCTTGTGTGTCCGGGAAATCAAAAGCAGTGGTGCGCTTGTCAAAGCTGAAGCTGACATTCTCATACTGAAACTCAATACGGGTGCCGGTTGGGCTGCGATAGGCAGCAGGTCTGATACGATCTTGCCACGCCATCAAAAGCCTCCCGTCTGCATAACCTTGATAGTATGACGGTCCTGACGGTCTGACTGCCTGCTCACTTCAGCCCTGCCGCTCTCATCACGTATAGTGACCTCAGATCTGGCAGTTACATCATCAGCACCACGCAGGACCGGTGACACAGTCTCACGTATGGTCTCACGGTCACGCTGCACGGTGTTAACACTACTACCAGCA